GTTCTTGGTTACTTATCAGGTTTCAAGCAATCATCCCTTAACACTGTAGCAGGAACAGCTAATGATACTGTAAATGGTACAAAAGCTGTGTCAACTGCAGGTTCAGACGAATTGCTAACAAGTATGAAGTTAAGAAAAGATAGCTTCGGTAACATCACTACTTCAAGTGCTGGTGACCACTCTATCCCATTAGCTCCAAGAATGCCAGGTGCTACAGCTCAAGCAACAGCAACTGCTACACCATTGCAAGTTATTGCAAGAATGGGCAGATTGTTAGACACACAGTTTGTAGACACAGAAGGTAGATGGCTCGTTTTACATCCAACTTTCGTTGAAATCTTAAAAGATGAAGATTCAAGACTTCTCAATGCAGATTTCGGTGAGTCAGGAGGATTAAGAAGCGGCTTGGCAATAGGTTCATTACATGGTTTTGATATCTATATGTCAAATAACTTACCTGCTGTTGGTACAGGACCAGGAACATCAGGTTCTGCTAACCAAAATTCAAACTATGGTCTTATTGTAGCTGGACACTCTTCATCAGTAGCGACAGCTTCACAGATAACAAAGACAGAGTCTTATAGAGACCCTGATTCTTTCGCAGACATCGTAAGAGGTATGCATTTATATGGCAGAAAGATTCTTCGTCCAGAAGCAATCGTAACTGCTAAATACAACGTAGCGTAGGGAGGTATAAATGGCGACTTATGATTTAACTTCTAAAGATACCACTGGCGTATCTTCCGACTCTATCGTGGCTATGCCATCAGCTAAAAATACTCACGTAATGAGAAATATTGAGGCTTATCTTGATATTGATGCGTTAGTAGCAGCAGGTGGTAGTTTCTCAGACGGAGATATATTTCAGGTATTAGAAATACCTGCAAATACCTTAGTCTTAAATGCAGGTGCAGAAGTAATGAAAGCATTTACAGGCAGTTGCACATTAGACATGGACTTCGCAGCAGGAGATGACATCATTGATGGTGCAGACATTACATCCACAGGCTTTTGTGCCGCAGGAACTAATGGTCAAACCAACACTGTTGTCGGAAGTGCCGCTTCAACTTACACTCAATTTGTAACTACAACGGATACTATTGATGCTAAGATTGCAGGTGCGGCTCCAGCCACAGGCAGACTTAGAATGTATGCCACTGTTATTGATTTAGCAGGTCATGGTTTAGATGATAAGCCTGATGAAGTCGATAGAGACCAATTAGCTTAATAGCGTAATTCTGGGGACAATTAATTTTGTCCCCTATTATTTAAAATAGTATGGCACAAACTTATCTTACATTAACAAATAGCGTGCTTGCACGCATGAATGAACCACAACTGACCTCGTCTACTTTCTCAAGTGCACGGGGTATTCAAGTTCAAGCCCAAAATGCAGTTAATGAAGCTATAAGATATATTAATCAAAAAGAATTTAGTTACCCTTTTAACCACGCAACTAACACAGAAGTTTTAGTTCCAGGGACAGTAAAATATAGTTTACCCACATCAACTAAACATGTAGATTATAATACTGCAAGAATAGTTAAGAACTCAACTTTAGGCACATCAGGTGCAAACTTGAGTACATTATCATATAATGAATATATAGCTAACAATGTTGAACAAGAAGATGACATTGTAACAACAACTACAAGCACTACACATACAGATAGCGTTACAACTATAACTGTAGCTAGTACATCAGGATTTGATTCTTCAGGAACTATACATATAGTAAATGAAGAGATAACATACACAGGAACAACAAGCACAACATTTACAGGATGCACAAGAGGTGCTAACAGCACAACAGCAGCCTCTATAGCAAGTGGTGTGCAAGTAGCACAGTTTACTGGAGGGGGAGTGCCTTCTCACATAGTAAGAACACTAGATAATAATTTTATTTTGTATCCGTTTCCTAATAGAGCATACACATTAAAGTTTGATTACTTTACCTTTCCCTCTGACCTATCAGCACATGATGACACCACAACAATACCCGACAGGTTCGCCCCAGTGATAATAGATGGGGCTACCTCATATGCATATCAATATAGAGGAGAAATTGAACAGTATCAATTAAACTTTGCAAGATTTGAACAAGGCATAAAGAATATACAAACACTGTTAGTTAATAAGTATGAATATGTAAGGTCGACAGTGATATTAAGACCAACAAGTATGGCAGGATACTTTAGCACTGAAACAACAACATAATGGCAGATTTATCAAGAGCACAACCTATAGCTTTCAACTGCGAAGGCGGATTAGTTTTAAATCGTTCCACATTTATGATGAAACCAGGTGAAGCATTAGAACTACAAAACTTTGAGCCTGACATAGAAGGTGGCTACAGAAGAATAAATGGATTTAGTAAATACGTATCTGCAGTAGTTCCTCAAACAACATCGTCTTCTGAAAAGGTTTTAATGGTTGCGACATTTGCTAGTAAAGTTGTAGCAGCAAGAGGAACTAATATATTTCAAGCCACTCCGGGTGGGTCTTCATGGACAACAATAGATAGTGGTAGAACAAGTGCAAGTAAATATTCATTTGAAAGATTTAACTTTGATGGTAATGATAAGTTAATAGTTGCAGATGGAACAAATGCACCTACAGTATTTAACTCTTCATTTTCTGCCACAGATGTATCATCAGGTGGTGGTGGAGAAGTAAGCACTGCAGTAACAGGTGCTAAATTTGTTGTAGCATTTAAAGAACATATGTTTTATGCAGGTATGTCAAGTGCTAAACAAGAATTAGTATTTAGTGTGCCGTTTGATGAAGACAGTTTTGCAACTGCTAGTGGTGCAGGGAGTATCAAAGTTGATGATACTATAACAGGACTTAAAGTTTTCCGTGAAGATTTATTTATATTTTGCGAAAATAGAATATTTAAGTTATCAGGAACATCAAGTAGCAACTTTGCAATAACTGCAGTAACAAGAGATATAGGATGTATAAACGGAGATACAATCCAAGAATTTGCTGGGGACTTAATATTTTTAGGACCTGATGGATTACGAACAGTTGCTGGTACAGCAAGAATTGGTGACGTTGAATTAGGAACTATAAGTGCTAATGTACAAAGTTTATTTGATGCAAATTTATCTAGTGCATCAGAGTTTGACTCAATAGTTATACCTGATAAGACACAGTATAGAATATTTTTTACCAAAGATGGCACTGGAGAGAATGCTACAAAAGGCGTTATATGTGTTATGAAAGGACAAACATTTGAGTTTGCAGAGATAAGAGGAATAAAACCAGCAGCAACTGACACATTTGTATCTGCAGGAGATGTTATAGTTTTACATGGTGCATACAGTGGTGGTTACATATATAGACAAGAATCAGGAAGTGACTTTGACGGGACTGCTATATTAGGTAAATATAGAGGTCCTGATATGACTTTTGGTGATGCTGGGCTTAGAAAACACATGCAACGTGTTATTATAAACTTTGCGCCTGAGTCAACAATAGATGCAGATTTGTTTTTAAGATATGATTATGAAGCAAAAGATTCTGTAAGACCTGCGGCTTATGCATTAGATTCAAATGACATTGCTGCGATATATGGAACTACAACATATGGGACAAGCTCAGCAAGTTTTGGAACATATGGTGGTGCATCACAACCATTAGTAAGACAATCTGTAGAAGGGTCAGGCTTTGCAGTTGCACTTAGAGTTAATGATGGTGGTTCTACTGCACCATACTCATTAAAAGGATTTCAGTTAGAATATCAAGTGGGAGCGAGAAGATAAATGGGAGCTACATACACTAGACAATCATCTTATAGTGATGGAGATACAATAACTGCCGCTCATACTAATGATGAGTTTAATCAGTTATTAGCAGCCTTCGCAGCGAGCACAGGGCATACTCACGATGGTACGACTGCAGAAGGTGGTCCTATTACTAAGTTGCTTGGTACATCTCTTACATTAGGAGATGGTACAGCAGGTACAGACATAACAGTAACATTTGATGGTGAAACAGCGGATGGTGTTCTCAAATGGATGGAAGATGAGGACTATTTTGAGTTTAGTGATGACATACTTGTTGCTTCTACAGAGAAGTTACAATTCAGAGATACAGCTATATACATCAATTCAAGTACGGATGGACAATTAGATTTAGTAGCGGATACTGAAATACAGATAGCTGCAACAACAATAGATATAAATGGTAATGTAGACATATCAGGCACACTTACGATAGGTAGTGCAGGTATATCTGAAACAGAATTAGAAGTTCTTGATGGTCTTACTGTAACCACAACAGAAGTAAATATATTAGATGGTGACACAAGTGCTACATCAACGACTGTGGCAGATGCAGATAGAGTTGTACTAAACGACAACGGAACTATGGTGCAGGTAGCAGTAACAGACTTAGCTGCTTACTTTGACGATGAAATAACTGCAATGCCTAACTTAACATCTGTAGGAACTCTTACAACTCTTACAGTAGATAATGTTATAATTAATGGCACTACAATAGGTCATACAGACGATACTGACCTTATAACTGTGGCAGATGGTATAGTAACAGTAGCAGGTGAAATATCCGTAACTACATTAGATATTGGTGGCACTAACGTAACTGCCACTGCAACAGAACTAAATTTATTAGATGGTGTGTCAGGGTTAGTACAAGCTGACTTTACAAAACTAGCTGCAGTAGATGCAACAGCAACAGAGCTAAACATTATGGATGGTGATACTTCAGCATCATCAACTACACTTGCAGATGCAGACAGAATTGTAGTCAACGATGCAGGTACAATGAAGCAAGTTGCACTGACTGATTTTGAAACTTACTTTGAATCTGCACTAGATACATTATCAAATGTAACAACAGTAGGTGCGTTAAACAGTGGTTCAATAACAAGTGGGTTTGGTGCAATAGACATAGGTTCTAGCAACTTAACTGCAACAGGAACTATATCTTTAGGTGCTACATCTTTTAATGACAATGCAATTACTAACGTAGGCGACATCGCACTTGACTCTATTAGTGCAGACGGAACAGACATTAACGTAGCAGTATCGGACAACTCAGGAACTGCATTTACAATTAAACAAGGCTCAGATGCTTACCTCATAGTAGACACAGGAAACAGCAGTGAGTCAGTGTCTATTGGTACAGGTGTGTCAGGAACTGCTATAACATTAGGACATAGCACATCTGAAGTGACTGTGGCAGATAACTTAACTGTTACAGGTGACCTTACAGTATCAGGCACTACAACTACAGTAAACTCAACAACTGTAAATTTAAACGACCATAATATTGTATTAGATAGTGGTAATAGCACAAGTGCAGTTATTAATGGTGCAGGTATTACAATAGAAGGTGGTTCAGGTGATGATGCTACATTTACATATAACACCACAGGACCTCAGTTTGAATTAAAGTTAGGTTCTAGTTTTGAAGACTTACAAACTGCTAAGTTAACTGCTACTGAATTAGACATATCAGGTGACGCAGATATTGATGGTACATTAGAGGCAGATGCCATAACAGTCAACGGAACTGCACTTAACACAGTTATTGCAGGTGTTACTGTAACAAACGCAACTAATTCTGCTCATGTATTAGTAACAGATAACGAAAGTACAAATGAAGATAATTTAATTACCTTTGTAGAAGATGCTACATCTAGCACAGGTAATGTTGGTTTAGAGATGGATGGTAATTTAACTTACAATCCGAGCACAGGAAGATTGACAGCTACACAATTAGCTGGTACACTACAAACTGCCGCTCAGACTAACATCACATCCCTGGGTACACTAAGTGCTCTCACAGTTGATAATATCGCTCTTAATGGTACAACCATAGGGCATACAGATGACACCGATTTAATAACACTAGCAGATGGTATAGCAACAGTTGCAGGAGAGATATCTGTAACCACTCTTGATATAGGAGGTACAAATGTTACTTCAACTGCTGCAGAATTAAACATCATGGATGGTGGTACTGCTGCTTCTTCTACAACATTAGTAGACGCAGACAGAGTTGTTACAAATGATAATGGTACAATGAAACAGGTAGCATTGACAGATGTAAAAACATATTTAAGTAGTGCAGGTTTTACTACAGATGACCCAACTGCACTTGCAATAGCGTTAGGATAATAACATGGCAAATACATTTAAAGTAGTCACATTCGCTGCCGAACCAAATGCTGCAGGTTCTCCGTATACAATATATACAACTCCGAGTAGCACAACTACAGTAGTGATTGGACTTATACTTACAAACATACATACCTCACAAGTAACAACAGAAGTAGAACTTGTATCTGATACATCAGGTGGTGGTAGAGGAGCAACCAACGGAACAGCTTTCTTGGTTAAAGATGCACCGATACCTGTAGGTTCTTCACTAGAATTACTAACAGGTGGTAAGGTTATACTTGAAACAACAGATGTTTTAAGAGTAGACTGCTCTGTAGCAGATAAACTTTCAGGCACACTAAGTATCATGGAGATAACATAATATGGCATACATTGGCAACAACGTACCTGCTAACTTTCAAGCTCCACCTGCTGTCGTAAGATTTAATGGTGATGGTTCTGATACAACCTTTGCACTTGGAAGAACAATAGGTTCAGTGCAAGAGATACTTGTAAGTGTTGATGGTGTTATCCAAGATAGTGCGGCTTACACTGTACCTGATGGCTCAACATTGACATTCTCGGCTGCACCTTCAAGTGGCACAAACAATATCTTTGTGTACTTTCTTGAGTTGGCTGCAGGAACAATTACACCTACAAGTGAGTTCAAGGGTAACTTCAAGAATGGTGGTATGTTCAGAACTAATGCACAAGCCTTAGATACAAACATAACAATACTTGCTACAGAAAATGCACAGGTAACAGGAACACTTACTGTAAACAGTGGTATTACATTGACTGTCAATGATGGTGGAAGGTTGGTAGTATCGTGAGTACAATTAAAGTAGATACATATTTAACTCGTGGTGGTGTATCAGAGATAGCCATTGATAAACTAAAAGGTGTGTCTAGTGCATCATCTATATCTGTGGTAGCAGAAGGTGGTTCAACCACTACTAACTTGCAACAAGGGTTAGCAAAATGTTGGCTTCTTGTAGCTGCTGATGGTGCTTCTATATTAGATAGTCTTAATGTTTCATCCCATGATGATGATGGAACAGGGGATGGTGGAGTGCATATAAACAATGACATGGGTTCAGTAAATTATGTAATACAGTTAACTGCTGATGATGGTGGAGCAGGTTCATCTGTTAATTCAATAGAAGTAACAAATGGAACTGTAGCAGCAGGTTCTTTTGATTATGAAAACAATTACGTTAATTCTGCTAGTGATAATAGAACAGCTTTTAATGTTATAAGACATATAGCAGTATTAGGAGACTTAGCATGAGTACAGTAGTATTAGACACAATTACAGGCAAGTCCACTGCAACAACCATAACCATTGGCTCAACACCTGTAGTAAGTGCAAGTGCAAACTCTATGACTATTAGAGGTGAAGGTAGCAATCAGACAAGTATTCAGCAAGGTTTAAGTAAGCATTGGGTAAATATTGACGGAGATACTCCCTCTGCAAGAGATTCATTTAACAACGCTTCACTGACAGATAATGGTGGTGGAGATTATACAATAACTAGAACAAACAACTTCAGTGCAGTAAATTATTGTTGTCAGGGTGGAGGTAATAGTAGTGGTTCTGGAGATGGTAGAATAACAGCATTAGCAGAAGGAACTCTATCAACCTCTGCAAATCAAGTTAAAAATAGAACTGATGCAAATGGAGTTACAGATGATGCTCATGTAAATGTATCATTTTTAGGAGACCTTTCATAATGGCAAACGGAACAATAGCATTTGATACATTATCAACAAGTGGACAGATAGATGGCACTGCAAGAAGTATTGATACTGATTATCTTTTAAATGGTAGTAGTAAATCTTGGGTAAATTTAGATGGGACAGATTCAGGAGCAGCAGTAAGAGATTCTTTTAATGTTGGCTCAACAACAGATAATGGTACAGGCAATTACACAGTAACTTTTTCAAATAATATGATAAATGATGATTATGCTCATAATGTAACAGCTAGAGGAAGCACAGTAGTTTTTGGAGCTATTAATGATGGACAATATGCAACGACAAAGATGGGTATATATTTATTTAATGTATCTAATAGTTTAACAGATGCTACTTATGCAATAGCTACATTACACGGAGAACTCGCATGACAATAGAAACACCAGAATTTCAAGGCACACATCTTTGGGATAGATTGTGTTGGGCAAAAGAAAAGCTAGAGCCACATAGAACAGAATATTGTGTAGTATGGGAAGACCCTGAGACACCTGATGAACCTGCAAAGGTTACACATCCTGACCCTAATTGGATGGCTTGTGCATTGCAGGGTGGCATATTACCACCTGTAGAAGCCTATTGGGAACTCAAG